TGGCCTCGATGACATCAAGAAAGCTATCCACCACCTGCAACGCCTTGTGGAGATGGCAGATGTCTGATGACCCGCAAGAGCGTGTTGGCCGCGGGCAATGGTTCAGCCACGACGGGCCGATTTGGATTGATACGTTGGGCGATGAATATCTGCTCAACTGCTACAAGACATCCTTGCGCCACGGCAACATGAAGGCTGACGAGTTGCTGGAGGAGATCAAGAACAGAAACATGGAATGGAGATTAGAGACATGACTAAATTCAAAGTAGGCCAGAAGTGGCGGACACGGGGCGGGGATATCCGCACGATTGAGAATATCGATCCAAGTGGTTTTTATATGGACGACATAACCCACCGTTATCTTGGTGGTTCTTATTTCGAGAATGAGACTGAAGAAGACCTCGTAACCCTGATCGAAGACGCCCCCGAAGATGACCTGCACCCATGCCTTGAGCGCGTGGAAAAGCTGGTGGTTAAGGACGGTGTGTATGGGCCGTTTGTTGTCGGCAAGAAGTTGAACGGTCGTGTGTATGTTTATCTAAGCAAAGAAAACATCACACCAAACGATTTTGCCCAAGCCGCTGCGTTGTTCACGGCGCTGGCAATGGCTACTGAGGGGGTGGAGTGATGGCTGACGCACCGGAACGGATGGGACAGCCCAGATTGGAAAGACGAAAAGCACACGGCAGATTATATCAATGTATTGCGCCGCGCCCTGAACACCCCCGAAACCCGCGCCGCGATACTGGCGGACGCTATGAAAGGACATACCAATGATTAGAATTGACCTGCGATATGCTTTGCCAGTCATCGCGTTTTATGTGCCGACGCTCATGTTCGCCAGCCTTGGGCTGATGATAGGGTATCCTCTCTCCGATATGCGAGTGCGAGAGGCTTTGCTTGCGATTGGCGCCTTTGGCGGGTTTGTGTTATCAGCAGGTACCATTCTCCATTATTCCGCCGAGCGGAGAGAGCCGGTCTGGTTTTACATTAGGGGGCGTGAATAATGGACCTTATCACAATAATGCGGCTGCGTTGTTCACGGCGCTGGCAATGGCTACTGAGGGGGTGGAGTGATGGCTGACGCACCAGAACGGATACAGGCTTGGGTTTGGGATTTACCTTATCCATCAAGGCTCAATATGCGGCCAGAATGGAATAGTGATATGTATCCTGCAGATCAAAACGTGAAAGAATACATCCGCGCCGATCTTGTTGACGCCTCTGCGGTGCTGGAGGCCAAGCTGGCGGGGTTGGTCGGAGGATGAAACAGGAAACGATACAGGTTCTGGAGAGCGTTGATCCTGCGGATCACCCCGATCTGGCGGTGCTGTACGACGCCGAGGGCGGACTGGAGATCGAGTGCTGGGCCTCGGCCCGCTTTGCCTCCAGCGACTACGGCGTGCGGTCCTGTGCATAGAGAAGGCGGAAGCGTATGACTGGTACGTGTGACAACATAGAGGAGCAACGACATGAGTAAAAAAGACAATCCGATCTGCCGCAGTTTTCGGCAGGACTTCCCGCAGTTTGTCGAGCGCGCCGAAGCGCTGGGCATACAAATTTCCTTGAGCCAAGGGCGGCGCAATGGCCATGATCGTGTGTTCTGGCTGGACGGCTACCGCCAGCTTACGGGCTACACGACGCGCAGTGACGGTAGCCCGTTCACCCACGAGGACGCTGCACGCAACATCGACAAAATTTTGTCGGAGATCGAAGAGGATCGGGGCGTTGTCGCAGAATTGTCTGTGCCGGAACGGTTCTTGCGCGTTATGACCGCGTTTCGGCAGATGACACCGCAGCATCGGATGATCGGCGAAGTGCGACAGCCCAACGGGGACTGCGGACACTGCTTCTTTATGGCCAGCTATGACGGCGGTGTCAGATTGAAAGACATCGGCGAGGTCGCCAAAGCCAAAGCGGAATGGCGGCAGGGCGAGGCCAACAAAGAGCACATGGCGCGGTTCTGCGATGCCCTTGTAGCAGACTTTGCACAGCGCCAAAAGGCGGTGGCAGCATGACCAGCATTGACCGAATGAGCGTTGAGCGTCTGGCTGAATACATATCGCCCGACGTGCGGAGAGTGATGCTAGCACAAGCCGACCGCATCGAGGAACTGGAGGGCCAGCTAGACGAGCAGGAAGAACGCATCGAAGAACTCGAAGCGGCCTGTGAGGTTGTATCGAGCGAATTTGAGGGGGATTTGTGGCAAGTGTGCCGTCGACTGTTGGGGAAAACAGGCTTTGACGTTAGGGCGCATGAACCTGACGGGATACAAGCTGATGTGTTTGAAGATCACATGAATGAAATACTTGCCCAACGCCACGCCGCCCTTGCCGCATTTGAAAAGGATCAGACCAAATGACATCACTATACATAATCATCTTCGCAATCGGCAGCATGGAAGTCGGTCACATCACAGGCAAAACCCACGCAGTCTGCGATCAGATGCCCGCGATGGTCGAAACATTGGAAGAACTGTGGGGCCAGCAAGTGGACGCATACTGCCGCGATACAGGCATCCCGTTCCTTCGCCCCGTGGCACGACCATGATGGGTGATGACACGCGACGCGTTGCTGAATTGCACATGGCAGGTCACAGCCACGCTGCCATCCAACTGGCCACCGGCTTCGGATACACCAAGGTCGTCAGGGCTGTCGTCGATGCGCGCAAGGCGGGCATGATCCCGCCGCGCAAGACCAAAGCATCACCGCGACAGCAGGTGAAATACCTGTTCGCTAACCGCCGCATCAAGCTGGGATTTATGAGCGACATCCTGCTTGGTCTGACACCGGACCAACTGGACTGGCTTGCGGTGGAGACAGACAAGGTCGGCTGCGCATCAGTGGCCGAGTACATAACAGAAATGGTGCGTGACATCCACGCAGAAGCAACAACTGAAAAATAAGGATATTTTAATGGAAAACACAGAAATTTACGTCTCGCACGTGCTCGACACCAACTCTGGTTTTGGCGCGCGGACCGACACCGGCGAGCAGGTGTTTATCCCTGCCAGCGTCACCAAGGCCAGCGGGGCCGCCGAAGGCGACATCCTCACCGCCAAGCTCATCCCCAACACACACCCCAATAACATGGCCACGCCGTGGGTCGCTGTGCACGTCAGCCGGCAGGAGCAGAGCATCAACGCCGATACCGAAAGCGTATCTGTTGACAAGCTCGTACTCAAGTCAGTGCGCACACTGGGTTACGGCACTACGGCAGAGATCTCACATCACGCGGGATCGGACACCACGGCCACGGACAGCGCACTGACGCGCCTGTTCAAAGACGGCACCATTGCCAAGGCGCGGGTCTATGCCCGCGAGGGGCAAGAACGTGCATCGTTCTGCATGTGGGCCAAGGACACAATGAGTTTCTTGGGAGAGACTGAATAAGCGGCCGACATTATGCCTGAGACATAACAAAGGAGAACCAAAATGCACATCATGATCGACTTAGAAACCATGGGCACCCGCGCAGATGCGCCAATCGTCAGCATCGGCGCCGTGGCGTTCGACGCCAAAGGGATTGGCCGAGAGTTCTATTGCACGGTGTCCCTGCACAGCGCTGTGCGCTCCGGTGCCGTGATCGACCCATCCACTGTCATGTGGTGGCTGGGGCAAGACAAAATCGCGCAGGACGCGCTGACCGACAGGCAAGATGATGCCGTTGGTCTTGAAGAAGCCCTGCGACACTTCATGCAGTTCGTCTGCTCTTACGGCGACAACCTCAAAGGCGTCTGGGGTAACGGGGCCACGTTCGACAACGTGATTATGCACGAGTCTGGCAAGCGCTGCGGTGTGCCGATGTGGGAGTTCTGGAAGGACAAGTGCTACCGCACCGTGAAGGGCCTATATCCAGAGGTGAAGATGGACCGCACAGGCACACATCACAACGCGCTGGACGACGCAAAGTCACAGGCGCTGCACCTGATCGCGATCGACTATGCCAGCAACGCACGGGTGTTGTGATGCAGATATTCCTCGATATCGAGGTCTATCGAAACTACTTCCTTGCTCTGTTTATGACAGAGCAGGGCAAGACCAAGCGTTTCGAGATCTTCAACGACGACGACAGCGCGTTCGATCCGCAGGCGATATACGACCTGATGACGAACGAGGAGGTGGAGATCATCACCTTCAACGGCAACAATTACGACGTGCCGCTTCTGACAATGGCGATGGTCAACCCGAACACGCAGGCCATCAAGCGTGCCAGCAACCAGATCATCGAGAAGAACAAGCGCCCGTGGCACTTCTATCGGGACGAGGGCTTGCAGGAGCCCAAGATCAACCACATCGACATCATCGACGTGGCACCGGGCATGGTGGGCCTGAAGATCTACGGGGGCCGCCTGTCCAGCCCGCGCCTTCAAGAGCTGCCGATACCACACGACGCCGAGATACAGCCCGAGCAGCTGGAGCTGATGCGGCAATACTGCAAGAACGACGTGCAGGTAACACAGATGCTGTTCAACGCGTTGTCCCAGCAGGTGAGCCTGCGGCGCGCCATGAGCGAGACCTATGGTGTGGACCTGCGGTCGAAGTCTGATGCGCAGATCGCAGAAGCTGTGCTCAAGGCGGAATACATGCGCCTGACAGGTGACTCACCGCCAAAAGTGGAGGCGGAGCGGGACAGCTTCTATTACGACCCCCCGGTCTATATCCGTTTCTCAACCGAGCCGTTGTCGGCAGTGCTGGAGATTGTGCGCACCGCAGAGATGGTTCTGAACGACAAGACCGGCCACGTCATCATGCCCAAGGATATCGAGAAGCTTGTCATCGAGATCGGTCAGAGCCGATACAAGATCGGCATCGGCGGCCTGCACAGCCAAGAGTCGGAGACCGCGCACTTCAGCGACGACGACAATGTGCTGATCGACCGCGACGTGGAGAGCTATTATCCACGCATGATGCTCAACATGAACATGCGGCTTGGGGGCTTCGGGGTTCACTTCAACACCGTCTATGGCA